TGATTTCATTATTCTTTAAATCATTAATTGAACGCAATTTTCTTTATCTGGCAACCATTTGTTTGGGATTTGCCGGACAGACGTTGCTTATGGGTTTGATACTGTTTAAATGATTAAATACTGTATAATAGAATAAAGGATTTTTATTATGTCTAAATTAACCAAAGCTGAGATTCAGGAAATTGAAGATAACATGGATGAGGAGGATTTAGACGTTGATGATGAGGATTATGGATTCCTTATTGACAAAGACGGTAATTTAAAAACCATGTTTTTACCGGATCATTTAGATGATCATTCCCAAGTACCAGTATCGGTAAAAAAGATAATGAGAATCTTTAAAATACAAGATATTAATCAAATCACCACTGGTGGTGTGTTGCATTAAAACAACACTTTTTCTGGTAAAAAACGCCAGATTCCGGTTGCTCGAAAGTCCAAAGTACGTTATAATACATACATGGAAACACAAAAAGCAACCCGTAAACGCAGACAAGATACCAAGCATGTGGTCTATGTCATCACTAACACGGTGACTGGACAGCAGTACATTGGTATCACTGTTTGCGGCCAACAAGTTCGCAAGGCCCTTAAGGTGCGTATCCAAAAGCATGTTCGCCGTGCACTGACCGAAGACAAGTCTTGGAGCCTGTGCGAAAGCATTCGCGAATACGGCACTCGTGCTCACACTTACGGTATTGTGGAATTTGTGCGTGGTCGCAAACCAGCCCATGCACGTGAGCGTGAATTGATCCGTGAATTCTGTCCTGCACTGAACACTCACTAAACGGTTGACATCTGGCCCAAACGGTGTTATAATACATACATAGACAGCAAGGAACATAAGATGAGAGTAGATACACTGACCGTAGCAGACCTAATCCGTATACTCGGCAAGGTAGATCCCAACCTGCCCGTGAAGATGGCCATGAACATGGAGTATGAGTGCGAAGTAGACTCCGGCATGGTGGGTGTGCGTGAATACGACGAAGGTCCTGTTCTCTACATCAACGACTGCCTCAGAGACGATTAAGGAGAGCAAAATGTTTGAAACTTGTATCAATCAATTGGTCGAATCAACTCTTATAAACCACCCAGTTACCACTGAGTTTTATGACGGCACTCTTTTTGTAAACACCATCACCGAGGATCAAGCACGCCAGGTGTTTCATAAACTCAGCGCCACGCTGGGCTTGGGTAAGGTGCACGTCAGTCCCATCAGTGACACTGGCGAATACGCATTTGACTTTACTGTATAATTTAACCAAGGAACCAACATGGCCGGCAAAGCAAAATCAATCTACTTATCAGTTATTCCCCTGGGTCAACTGCAGAGTGTTTTCAAACGTGTATTCTTTAATGCCAAAGACTACAACGAATATGTGAACTCGGATGAGTTCAAGGCCAATTGGCCCACCAGTCAGTATCAAATTCTCAAAGAGGTGTACTGACATGTTTTGGGCCATAGCATTGATCAGCGTGAGTACACCCATGCCCAATGTGACCTATGTTGGGCAATTTGACAGCGTTGAACTCTGTCAAAAGTCTGCAACTGCATTTCGCGAGCAGACATCAATGTTCAAATCAATCTGTGTACAATTCCAAAAACCCGAGCCACCAGTCAAGAAGCAGTCATGAATTTAGTGGCATTGAGTTTTTGGTTGCTTAATCCCGTAACTCATAATCTTGAGTGGATCGAGCAGGCACGCTACTCTACGCCTGATGCCTGTGCATACGAAGTTAGAACTGCACAGTCTCAAGGCACTGTACCACTTTATGTAACCTGGAGATGTATCTATGTTCAAAACCGATAACCAAAAAAGATTCAGCCAAGTGTTGAAAGAATTCAGCGATGTGACCAGTCAACGATTTGACAGTCATGCCTATACTGCAGCCTACTACGAAAGTCTCATGACCGAGATGCTGAAAAGTCTACAGCCCATTTCGCAAGAGACCTTGATCAACGACATGATTCGTGCTGTGGACCGACAACGATCCATGCTGGCACAAGAAAATTCCATGAAAGAAATGGCTTGACAAAACCGTGTTTTGGGTGTATAATACTTGTATTGGTTGATTAAAGGAGCTGACATGACTATCAAGCGTTTCAAACAAACCCAAAAGTTTCGTATTTGCATTGGTTCCACTGTTTCATTCTATGCTACTGCCAAACAAATCCGTGCAGGGGTAGGCGACTTTTATACTTGTAATGCGGCTACGCAAAAAGCCCTCGAGGTACTGGAGGTGTATCGTTCCGGTGACGGTGTTGAAATGTGTTCAACTGGTCTCGGTGGTACTTGGGAAGGTCTGCAAGTTCAACTCAACATGGCATAAAAAGTTGACAATAAATCGGTTTGGGTATATAATACACACATACACAGCAGGGAGCAGGCATGTTGGTTGTAGAAGAAACTACTAAATGGGTCGGGGGTGGTACCAATCACACCTACATGTTGAGTGATGACCGTAGCAAGATGTATGCCTACGTACCAGCTGGCACCAACGCAGTTTTCAAATTCAAACGACCCATACGCATTGATGTTCGTGGGCGCAGTTTCCGTCCAGTTGAGAATGTTTGGAACTATCAGCAAGACACCACCATGCCCAATCCCACCTGGCAAGTGACCGGATCCAAGGGTGATGTATACACCGTTGAACGCACCGAGCATGGACTTACATGTTCGTGCAGTGGCTTTCGATTTCGCGGCGCATGCCGACATGTCAAACAAATTCAACAATCAATTTAAGGAACCGTGATGGATCAACCCTGGCGAGTCATTGGCGATTTGGAAACACACTCAAGTCGCATCAACAAAGAACAAATTATTGCGGCACAGGCCCAATTTGGCAACGATCAGTTTTTTGAAGGATGTCGTCTTGCTTTAGACCCCATGATCACATTTGGGCTCAAACAAATACCGGAGAAACAAGATGCGGATGGTGCTGGCTTACCTTGGGATAGTTTTACTCTCGCTATTACTGGCTTCGTTACTCGTGACGTCACCGGGAATACTGCAAGAGATATGGTTGCATCCATGATGAAGACTGCCACCCAAGCCGAATGGAACGGGTGGTATCGACGCATCCTGATCAAAGATTTACGCTGTGGTGTCAGTGAAAAGACCATCAACAAGGTTGTAGAAAATGTTAATAACGATTATAGTATTCCTATTTTTAGTTGTCAATTGGCTCACGATAGCGCCAATCACGAATCTAAAGTCGCAGGAGAAAAAATTATCGAGGTTAAACTTGATGGCGTGCGTGTTATCACTATTGTATATCCTGGTGGTCGGGTGGACATGTTTAGCCGGAATGGTAAATCTCTAGAAAACTTTCCGGTCATTGCCGAACAATTTGCAACCAGCCCGGTCAAGTGGGACCAGCCCATGGTATTTGATGGCGAGGTCATGAGTTCAAGTTTCCAAGACTTGATGAAACAGGTGCACCGTAAAGATGGCTCCAAGGCCGACGATGCTGTGCTGAACTTGTTTGATGTCATGCCTTTGGCAGAATTCCAAGCCGGTGGCAGCCCACGTGCACAACGAGAACGCAGTGCCTGGTTGGCCGAATGGTATGAGCAAGTGAAAGATCATGTGCCCAATATTAGAATTGTGGGGCAAGAACTTGTGGATCTAGATACTCCCCAAGGCCAAGCTCGATTCAAAATGATCAACACTCAGGCTGTGGCCGGTGGTTACGAAGGCATCATGATCAAGGATCCAGCGGCCACTTACGAATGTAAACGTAGCGTGGCCTGGCTCAAGCTCAAACCCTTTATTGAAGTCAGCCTTACCGTGGTCGAAACCGAAGAAGGCACCGGTCGTAATCTTGGCAAAATGGGCGCATTGGTCTGTGAAGGAGTTGATGATGGAAGAACTATTCGTGTTAATGTTGGTAGTGGTTTTACTGACCAGCAACGTGATGACTTTTGGCGCCACCGAGCCGATGGACACATCGTCGAAGTACGTGCAGATGCAGTGACACAAAATCAAGACGGTTCATACAGTTTGCGATTCCCACGCTTCCTGCGCTTTCGTGGATTTGAACCTGGTGAAAAGATTTGATTGTGACTGAAAGATACTACCTTAAAGAAATGACTCTAACACAGCATGACAGCATGTTGTGGTGGGTCATCGTTGATCGACATGAGCGGCGCATTGTTTGGTACACATTGACACACAATGAAGCCAAAAGAAAATTAAAGGAACTTGACAATGATTGATATCCCCAAACTCGAGCTTGAAGAGCAGAATCTATGGTTTAAGAAACTGCTGTCTCACGGCACCTACGAAATTACCTTTACCAAGGTTGATGGTGAATCTAGAACCATGCCATGCACTCTAGATCCTGTGCTACTGCCCGTGGTTGAACTCAAAGAAGGTCGAGCTCAACGACAACCCAAGTTAGAAACTCTCAGTGTTTGGTGTACCGACAAACAAGAGTGGCGCAGTTTTCGTATTGCCAATGTGACTGCAATCAAGGAATTGTAATGTCCGTGCCAGAAAAGATCACTGAGACCACCTGGATCTGCACACTTGAAGAAGATCCCGAAACTGGCGAACTAGTGATGCCGTTACCTGACGAGCTGTTGGCCAGCCAAGGTTGGGTCATTGGCGATGTATTGACCTGGGACTTTGATACAGAATCTGGAACAGCAACATTAAAAAAGGAGAAATAAGCCCAAAACGTGTCAACTAGATATCAAGCTATGGCGTTATATATATATGTAGAGACAATAATGTCAATACAAATTTAAACTAACTTAAAGGAAACTTTGAAATGAAAACTATTGCAACTTTGATCGCTACCACCCTGTTGACTGCCAGTGCTTTTGCTGCCGATGCACAACCTGCCAAGGCTCCCACAGCTCCAGCTCCTGCTGTGACCACTGCTCCCACCAAGGAAGAAAAGAAGGCTGAAAAGAAAGCTGAACACAAGGCTGAAAAGAAAGCCGAAGTCGTGCCTGTCAAAAGCGAAACGCCTGTTGCCCCCGGCGCAACGAAGGCTGTTGAGCCAGCTAAGAAGTAATTCTAGTTACTACTACGCCACATTTGAAGATGACGACGACGATGACAACAGCAACGATCCACTAGATGTTCATGTTGGTTATCGTCGTCCCGAAATCAAACACATTGCGGTTCCTGATCAGGACACAGATGAGTTATCAGATTATGTGGTTGATAGACTAGCACTTGCTCGAGCTCGAGCCATGTCAAAATACCGTGAAGTACACGGACTACAAAAGGGCTAAGGCCCTTTTGTTTTGAGCAAATTAATCGTTGTGTTTTTATTACAGATACAATACAATAGCTACATGCTGAATGCATCAGCTTTTTACAGGAGAAAACAAATGCAAACTATTTCCGCAAACACAAAAACTGGTCGTCTATTGAATGCTTTGCAATCTGGCGAAGCTATGACTGCTAGCCAAATCACAAAACGTTTTGGTATCAAGAACCCCACAGCCACAGTCAGCAATATTCGTTACGCTGGTTTTGCTGTGTATGCCAACAAACGCAAGGCCGGTAACGGTGTTGTTGTTACTGAATATCGTCATGGCAAACCCAGCCGTGCTCTTATTGCTGCCGGCTACAAGGCCATGGCACTTGGCTTGGTTTAATCGCCGGTGAAACGCCGCATCAAAAGGGTCTTAGGACCCTTTTTTCATGGTTGACAGCATGGAAATATCAGTGTATAATACCAGCATGAACACAAAACTCAAAATCAGTTTGGTATCAGACCTACATTTGGATTACGGATTCCAGGCGCTGCCTGGCGGCGATGTTTTGCTATTGGCCGGCGACATCTGTGAATATCGTACCTTGAAGCGAGATTGTACCTTGCGGAACTCTCAAGAGGCCAATGCCCTGGATCACAAGCCAGGTGTTTATCCTGCTTACGATTTCTTTTACAACGAGTGTGCCAAATATGAACAGGTGTTCATGGTCATGGGCAATCACGAGCACTACCATCACAGGTTTGATAAAACCTATGAGGATTTTAAAGCTCTGTTGCCCAGCAATGTCACTTTGTTGGAAAAAGAGTATGTGGAATATCGAGGTGTTGTGTTTTTAGGTGGCACCTTGTGGACCAACTTGAATCGTGGTGATCCTGTTACGGTTTTTGCAGTTAAAGGTTTCATGAATGACTACAAGGCCATTCAGAATTATTACCCGGCTCGAAACTTGTACCATAAACTCACTCCCGAAGACACCGGCAACGAACACAAAAAGACCATGGAGTATTTTAAACAAGTATTGAGCGAAAAACATGATCAACCGGTTGTGGTCATCACACACATGGCACCCAGTTTCATGAGTGTGGATGAAAAATTTAAAAACGAACACACCACCAACGGTGCCTATGCCAGTGAGCTCAGTGAGTTTATTCTAGATCATGCCAACATTCGTGCCTGGGTGCACGGACACATGCATGATGGTGTTGACTACATGATTGGCAGTACTCGGGTGATGTGTAATCCGCGTGGCTATGTGCCATGGGAAGCCAACAACGGTTTTGACCCAGCATTCGCTTTTGAGGTATAACATGAAAATTGGTTTCAGCTTTGGTCGTTGTGTTCGTGACATCGTGATCGGCACTGTCGATGCCCGTGATGTGTTGGTGATCATTTGTGCCACACAAATTGAAGATAC